ATAATAATATGACGATGTTTAAAGGTGCATCAGAATCCGCTAGAACAGAACTGGCTTTGTTTGCTTCAAAGATGAGTGAAGCAGGAGTTGACGTACGATCAACAACCAGCTACATGCAAACAATGACTCAAACCTTAGGCATGGGTAGGCAACAAGCGATACAAGCTACAAGTTCTTTTGTTAATATGGCACAATCTTTACAATTGAATGTTAATTCTGCCTTGCAACAAGCTAATCAATTGCTGCCTCAGTTGGCCAAATACGGATCGCGGGCTACAACTGTGTTGGCTGGTTTAGCAGCGCAGTCAAGAAGCTCTGGCCTGGCTATGACTACGCTTTTTGGTATCGCAGCCAGGTTTGACACCTTTGAAGGAGCAGCGAACGCTGTTGCCAGGCTGAACGGTATTTTGGGCGGCCCCTACCTCAACAGTATTCAAATGGTTTATGCGTCAGAAGAAAAGAGACTATCATTATTACATCAGACACTGCAGGCATCCGGACGATCATGGGAATCTTTGAGTAGATTTGAAAGACAAGCCTTCGCAACAGCAGCCGGCTTTAAAAGCGTCGGTGATGCCGGTAATTTCTTTCGTAATTCTCTTAGCGCAGCTACAGCAGAGATGGAGAAGGCCCGGGCCAAAGAAGAAAGGTTAGAAGAGGTAAGTCGAAGGACGAAAGACATGGCCGACAGACTCAGACTTTCGTTCATGACCTTGGCCACTAGTATGGAGCCTCTGCTTAATCTAACTATAAGATTAGTCGACGGCTTTGCCAGGTTCGCTGCGACTGCTCAAGGTCAAACGGTTCTACAGGTTATGGCCCTGACGGGAGTCTTTGTCAAACTTCATTCAACTCTAAGAGCAGTTACGGTAGCACTTATAGGTCTACGCGCAGCTTCTGGACCTGTTAATGCTGCTCTCACAATGTTGTCTATGGGAGGAGTTGGCCTGTTGTATCATAATATGGTAGAGAAGAAAAGTTCTCCCAATCTTATCAATGCAACTCAAATATTAGCTAGTGGTCTACAACAAGTCGGCGGCGCCGCATCAAGCGCATCAGGAATGATATCTAGATCGCAGCTAATACCACAACTATCTTCATTAGCCGGCGCTATGAAAAACGTAGGAAGCGCCACCAAGAATTTTGTATTTGGTATGCAAGTTTCAGGGTATGAAGAAGTTATGAGAGCGACTGAAAGATTAGCTGAGGTGGGGCCGGCCGCCAGACAAACAGTGGGTACCTTTTCACAGATGGTTAATACAACTAAAGCAGTTGATTCGTCTGACTCTCTTCGAACACGAGAGATCTCTAGAGCGGCGGAAGACTATGCAAAAGCAACCATACACCTCAAACAAGAAGGCAGTGATTCTATTATTAGATACATGATCGAGTCCAAAAAAAGTGGAGGCACTGGCGGTGGCGGCGGATCCGCAAGACCACAGAAAATTTACAACCAACCAATAAACTTCCAGACCGGTCATCGCACACTAGCTTCGGCTGTTTTGAATATCATAGAAGATCAGGGCAATATTAAAGTATCTCCTGGCGCTGGCTAGCAAAAACTTAATAAATTGGCTATTTAAGTTATAGGAGAACTATCATGTATCCGCCTAAATTTCAAACACCACAGTTTAAAACACATGCCAAACCTAAAGATGGTGCCGGGTATACAGACTACTCTACTACCCTGGCTAATCAACACGGCCTATACATCAGCATATATGCGATACATGCTCAAGAAGTTGTTGCTTTTAAAGCTTTTTTAACTTCATTTAGTGACAGTTTTGATACATCATTGGACGTTAATACTTTTGTGGGTCACGCTGAACCAGTAAGAAAGATGAGGGCAGTTGATAGGCAGATGCAAATCGGGCTAGATTTACCATCTAGCAATGCTTTTGAGGCTAAAGAAAATTTACGCAATTTGAGCACGTTAGTTAAGATGATGTATCCGCTTGTTGATGAACAGGAAAATTTTCACGGTGTTGTGAGATCTCATGTTAAAGCTGGCGGTGATCCCATATTCAAAGTTAAATTCAAAAATTTGATTACTGGACCCGGCGCTTCACGTGGCGATGTTTTGCGAGATGGTTTAAAGGGTTACATTGGGAATGTAAATTACAATTTTGATTTGCCATCTGGGTTTTTTCATGATATCGGCCCTCATCCGAAAGGCGCTCATAAGGGTGCTGCCGACACTTCTTATATATATCCACAGCTTATAAACTTGTCTTTTTCATTTTTTCCGTTTAATGAAAAACTTCCAGCTTGGACGATGTCAAGAGAAGAGGGTCCAGATGCTAAGAAGATAAGATTTTCGAAAACCAACCTTCCTTATGCGCACACAGCTGCTCCCGGACGTTTTGGAAGTTCGTGGGCTGCAGCAAAATCAGCTGACGAATCTAAACTAAGCAAGCCAAATGCTCTTGCCGCGGCCAAAGCGTTAGGGCAAGATTGATGAAGGTGGTACGTAGTGAATAAAAGATATGACAATAGATTAATTTTTCGAAACAACTCTGCGGTATACCAAGAGCATTTCGTCGATAGAAATGTGAATTATATAAATCAGTACAATACAGCAGAGTTTAAATATTTAGAACCAGAAGATCTTCGAGGTTTAAACTTTAGAAGTCATATTTGGAAGGCTGGAGATAAACTTTTCAAACTTGCTTACCAATCATATGGCTCGACAAAATTAGGATGGCTAATATCCTGGTTTAATCAAAAACCTTTAGAGTCTGATTTTAAGCATGGTGACGTCATTGATATTCCTTTTCCACTGTCAGATGCCCTAGCTTTGTTTTATTCACGTAGTAGTTAAGAGGTATTTTATGGCTATAAATGATGAAAAAACTAAAGGAATTGGCCCGTATTCGGAACAGTGTTTTATAAAAGATTTTATGCCTTTTTTTAGCGCCATCCATGGGAAAGACCGGTCTGATTATGATCCTGCTGCTGAAATCCCAGGCGCCCTGGTAAGCGAACCGGTCAATATTTTAAAAGTCGACCGCCTAAAATTAGGAGCCTCACTCACCCGGGATAAAAAAGCAAATGAAGGCGCGTCGACTTTTATGAGCAAGTTGAATTCTCCACACGGTCAGAAACTCTTGGAGAATGTACCGAAGGAATTAATGTCCAACTTGCAACCTAAAATAAGAATTTATAAAATTCTATTTGATAGCCCTGAGTCCGCCAAGAAAAGTTCGAATGGTGTGGAAGTGGAATTTCCATTTAACAATTTTTCAGAACACGAATCCATCGGCCCCGACACCATGGGTCCGCCATCCCCACACCTCCCGAACCTGCTCGCAGTAGGCTTAAAGGAATTTTCTTTTGATTATTTGGGCACTAATCCAGCGGAAGTTGATTATTATATTAATGTCGGTATGAAACTTTGGTTCAATAGTGCTGACGCAATGTTTCATAAATATCCTACACCTGCTCTTAAGAATAATCCTGAGAATACTATCTCCTTTGCTGATTTAATAACGAGGCCATCGTGGATTGGTGAGTCCTCAGTTGCTCATTTGGCTTGGCATCCTACGCATTTTAGAATTAGAGTTGATGTTAGCTATTCACCACCAGCTCCTGCTTTTCTAGATGAGGCATGCAGAGAATTAGTTTCTCTGGGGAAAAGTCATAGTGAATTAAGAGAAGAACTCTTGGAAGCAATTGAGAGCGTTAAAGTTAGTTTTTTCCTTAACTTGCTTAAACATTCTTTTAGTTTCCGTTCAGATGTCCCATCCACTCCATTCGAGGTTGATATACAGTATGTTGGTGCTGTGGAAACAGGACTGTATTCTCAGGATGCTAATATTTTGAGAGCAAAAGTTGATACGACAAAAATTGAGCAGCTCAAGAACAAGGAGGAGAGTCCATGGAAAGGTATGAAAATAATGGCTGAGCAATTGATAGACTCGACCGGTCTCGATCCTCGCGATTTCGCAGAGTCGACTTGGTTCAGAACAGAAATACGCGGCTTTTGGGAGGGCATAAGGACGTCCGCCACACGCGGCGACAAATATCATATTTTACGCAAACGCGACGCCGTCAAAGATATTCTTCAATCTAAGGCGGGCGTCGATGCTAATATCTGGCCAGAGAATGAATTGCAATATGGTAGTGGTAAGATAAACTCTAATGACAAGAAGAAGAAATTAAAAGGGTTTGGCAATGAATTTGCCGACAAGCTTCATATGTTTTATGCGTACAAGCGTAGCTGGAACTCATTGCTTCTCGACAATGGCTTGGCAGCAAATCAAATTAGAACTAGAATGTACACAAGAATTCTAGAAGAGCTAGCTGCAAAAACTCAGATAATTGACTCTTGTACAAGAGAGAGGCCTAGTAGGATATATTCCATCGATGTTCCTAGTGATTACATTATTCACTGGCGGAAAAAGACAAAACACCGCATGCTTACTCCGGCCGAAAATAAAAAGATTAAGGAGGCCGGGCAAAACACCCGCGCCAACGCACGTAAAGATATTGAAGAAGCGAAGCAAGCCCGATTCGACCGCGTAACTGGCGAAGCCGGCCCCTACAAACTTCGCATGCAGATCCTAGCGGAGATGTTTAGAAGCCTCCGCCCTGCCGCGGCAAAAATCGACGAAGAAGGGCTTGTTCCGGACGCACCGCAAGTTCCAAGCGAAGCCCATCTAGAAACTGGCTGGGAAGAGTCTATTAACAATTTTGTGTCTTCTAAATTAGCAGAAAATGCTTCCGCAAACGATATTGAGAAAACGAGAAAGGCTCTCTTACCACCTTCCACTGCTCCGACCATAGGCGCTAACACTAAAATTACTTGGTTTTATTTTGGTGATCTGATTGATGCCGCGCTAGACATTCTTCGAGATGCCCCCGTACAGGAAGCACTTAAATTAGATATTTGGAACTCTCCTTATTATAGTCCAGATAATACACGTGTCGGCGGCGGCGGCCAAATAAAGGTTATATTGGGAGATGTTACTTATTACGATCCTGTGGCTGGAGATAAAAGAACAATTAGCTTGCTGGATTTGCCAATATCATATGAACTTTTCAGAGAGTTTTGGTCAGAAAAAGTTATTAAACGAATGGTAGAAAAATATCCTTTTCAAGCTTTTTTGAGAGATGCCATGAACGAGCTTGTTGCTGCAGCATTGACAAACAAATGCGCCATATCAGGAGAACCGGTCGCTGGCGTCCGGCCACATATTTTTCAAGCATCTATTCCAGGCAGTGCAAAAAGAAAAGTATTTGCGGCGCGCCCATTGGGAGATTTTGCAGGGGGCACACCTACGAAAGGAATGCGAGGAGCTGATAGAGTTTATCGCGCTCATATACATGATATTGATCCCGCAAAGAACCTTTCTCACGATGTTGCTTTGATGTCGACAATTTATGATCTGAAAAAGGTTCCACCCGGATTCGGCAGTATGCAAATGACTTATGATGACCGTATTAATAAAGAGGATTGTGCCAGTTCTCGCCCTCAAGAAATTATATATCTTTGTGCGACGTCTGATCAGCCATTATCTCTTTTATCTGGTAATAACAAGGCCAAAGATATTGAAAACGGGATCCTTTATTTAGAGGTAGGCACGGATGGCACACCTGTAGAAAATATAAACTTTCAAAAACTAGATATACCAGGCTTTCTTGAGTCAAAAGGTGAGCGAACAGGTATCAAGGACAACCCACTAGAATTAAGTGAGCCATATAGTTGTTCCTTTACCATCTATGGTAATACAATGATTAAACCTGGTATGTATATACATATTAGACTTCCTCACTTTGGATTACCGAGTGCAAAAAAGTCTGCCGCGCGCAGGCTTGGTATTGGTGGATACTTTTTTGTTTATAAAACTAGAAACTCATTAATACTTAGAGGAAACAAATTTGATTGGACAACTGATGTAAATTGTTTATGGAATGCATACGGAGGCGAAGAAAAAGATATGCCATTGCACCTTATGCAAGGGACATATTAAAATAAAAAAATAGTTATTCGGTGATACTTATTTAGACATGGCAAAAAATTTAAACTCATATTCTAATTTTTATCTACAGCGAGATTTGAGGAATTATGGATACCCGGATGGAGTTCAGCCTATAGATCTTCGATATGACGTAGGGTTGTATGGCAGAGTTGACTCAAGACAAGATGCTGTTATGCTAACCAATAAATTTATAGTCACAAACCTTCCTAGCGACAAAGATGGCGTCTATACTATAAAACAGCTTGAGTCTAAGAGGCCGACCTTTGCATTGAACTTTGTAGCAGATGCGTTTAAGGATATGAAGCAGCACTTTAGCAAAGCGAACGCATTTGGAAGACTGGCAACTGGCGGAATGGACGAAATCATAGCCATGGAAGCCAAAGCCGGATGGAAAGAACCTCAACTTGCTTATGATGAGCATATTGTAATTGCTTTTAGAATTTTTACAGACCGGTTTTTGTTTGGTAGTAGAAAATATAAAGAAATTGTAAGCTTTGATGACTATATGAAATATTTTGATGACTTTTATAAAAGTTTTGGACATGAAATTCCTTTAACCAAGACAGGGTTTTTGAAGTCTAGACTTGCTTCTCCTTTAGTAAGCGGCACGATGATAGAGGTCGCTAAATTTGATCCCAGTGATGGAACCGCCGCTACGAAATGGATCTCTGATCCGAATTTTAATTTTTATAGAAATGCTGCAATCAAGCATGGGTTTTTGGTTGATGAGTATGTGCCATGGCGATTAGTTGCAGATCTTTCTTCGAAGTTTATGCAGGATTATTGGCAAAAAACTACGTACCCTACTGCAGAAGAAATTAGCTTTCATAAAAGACACAAAGTCACCGGCTTGCCAAGACCGCCAGATAATGAGCATTATTTGACCGATGAGCAAATAATTAAAAAATATGTGAAAACAAAAAACAAATATGGACTGACCCACAATCCGGGCTCAGCCTCGGACCTGTTTGAACAATATTATGAAAAAACATTTCTCACTGATGCTTTGGAACTTAAAGAAATTTTCTATAAAATGTATAATGAGTTTGTGCAAGAGTCACCAGCAATATCTAGACTTGTTAATGTTTCATGTGTGGCAAAGAAGCTTTCGAAAAAGTTGATAAAGAGAATACCTTTGACAGCAACCCAGCTCGATAAACATTATGACATTCACTATTGGATGGAAAAGTGTTTTAAAATAAGACTGAAAGAAGAAGGAATAGAAATGGAACGCGCAGATTATGACCGCGTATTAAGAAATGCAAGAATGATAGTTAAAAAAACATTTGACATAGACTCAGCAATGAAGTATACTAATAACATGGTTAAGGTTTTTAAATCACAAATCGTTAAACCAGAGTACTGTCAAAATTATGAACGCTGTTTATAAATGGAGCTTAAGTGTTATTCGAAACATTAGATAACAAACAAGACTGCATTGGGATATATTGTAATGGTAGAATACATAAAGAATCTTTTCCTGAAAATCTTAGTGGGACTTGGTCTTACACCCCTTATCTTAATAGACGAAGCATTGAGTATGCTAGCCTCTATTGTGGTAAAAGTTTTGTTGGGTCCGCTTGTCCAGAACACTTAGAGCATCGATGGCTTAAGATATCAGACAAGCTAAAGGCATTTTTGAGATCTTTTGAAGAGGCAAAAGTTGATCTAAATGAAAATTGTTTTTTTGATCTGGTGCCGGAAAGATTTTTACTAGAGTTTTGCGACGTCAAGAACAAGATAACAAAACACGTTCTTGAAACTTTTAAAAGACCACACAATTATGACTTTCTAGCAAGATTGTCTAAAGTTGTATATGATATAGAGAATCAGAAGTTGAATATTGATCTCTTTCCGCTAGACAAAGCAATTTATAAATTTAAAACAAGGCAGGCGCGCACAAAAATATCAAATGCTGAGCCTTATGTAAAGTATGATATCTTTGGCACAAAGACAGGAAGACTGACAACAAAGAAGAATAGTTTTCCTATTCTCACATTGGCTAAAGAATATCGCTCCGTCTTGAAACCAAGGAATGAACGATTTGTTGAGTTTGATTTTAATGCAGCCGAACTTAGGACGCTGTTGGCTTTGTCAAACAAAAAACAGCCGGAAGAAGATATTCATGAGTGGAACGCTAAGAATGTTTATAGGGGATTGATATCAAGAGAAGAAGCAAAGCAAAGGATATTTGCGTGGCTTTATAATCCAGAGTCAAAAGACCATCTTTCTGACCAAACTTACGACAGGGAATCTGTGGTCAAAGAATATTTTGATGGAGCACAAGTATCGACCTTTTTTAATAGGGTTGTACCTGCTGATAAACGACGTGCTTTAAATTATATAATTCAAAGCACGGCTAGTGATTTATTTTTAAGGCGAATGGTTGCCGTACATGATTTTTTGAAAGACAAGAAGTCGTTCATAGGCTTTTGTCTGCATGATAGCTTGGTAGTAGATTTTGCAGAAGACGAAAAACATTTGATTCCCGAAATCAAAGAAATATTTTCAGAAACAGAGCTAGGCGAGTTTGTAGTTAACACTTCTATAGGTAAAAATTTTGGAGATATGAAAAGGATACATGTATAATGAGTAACATAGTTGGACTAGGAAAATCTGGATGTTTAGTTGCAGAACAATTTGCAAAGTATGATCAATATAAGATTTATAAAATCGATGTTGGGTTAGAGGGTATTAAAAGAACGGGCTATGGGGACTTTCCTCAGGATGGGATTTATAGCATACCAGAACAAGAAAGTGCTGAGGCTTATGAGGAAAATTGCCCTGACATGGAACATTTTTTTAAAGATGTAAAGGGTGAGGTTTTGTTCGTTGTCAACGGCGCAGAATTTATTTCAGCAGCTTCGTTAAGAGTACTCGAGAGTTTAAAAAAAATAAAATGTTCGATTAGTATTTTATATATTAGACCAGATATGAAATATATCTCAGAGATTAATCAAATGAATCAGCGTGTGACTTTTAATGTGCTGCAGGAGTATACAAGATCTGGTGTGTTCGAGAGAATTTTTCTCATTGATATGCCAACCATTGAAGCTTTCATGGAGGATGTGCCTTTGTCAGAATACCATGAAAGAATTTACGGATTGGTTTCTTCGGCTTTTCATATGATAAATGTGTATGGACACATTGATTCCGTTTCGGATACATTTTTTCCGCCTCATGAAGCAGCTAGAATATCTACCATTGGAGTTTCTAATTCTGAAGATGAAGTAGAATTATTTTTTCCTCTTGACGAAATGGATGAAATACGATATTATTATGCTATAAATAAAAATACGTTACAGTCTGATGGCAAGCTTTTGAAAAAGATTAAAGAACAAATTGAAAGAGAAACACACGAAGAGACCAAGGCTAGCTATGGCATCTATTCCACAGACTATGAACAAGATTATTTATATGTTTTAGCGTACAGTCTTGAAATACAAAAATAAAAAAAACACTTGACAAAAAAGTTTAATTGTGTTACTATAAACATAGCAGAATGAGAGATTAGTCATTCTGACTTTAACCAAAAAAAGGATAAAAAAAAATATGGGTATTGATTTAGATAAAATTAAAAATAGACTTAGCCAAGTTCAAAAAGGCAACGGAGAATCTGTTTTCTGGCGTCCAAATGACGGCGAACAAACGGTTCGTATTGTACCAACCTCTGATGGAGATCCGTTCAAGGATTATTGGTTTCATTACAACTTGGGCAACAATCCTGGATTCCTTAGTCCGAAAAAGAATTTCGGCGAAGATGATCCTCTTGATAGTTTTGTTCGTGACCTCTTCAATGAGAACACTGAAGACAGCGTGAAGATGGCAAAGGACCTTATGGCCCGCCGCCGCTTCTTTTCTCCTGTCGTAGTTCGAGGAGAGGAGGATAAAGGTGTCCGCTTGTGGGGCTACGGTAAGACAGCTTACGAGAAGCTTCTAGGCCTTGTACTCAATCCAGAGTATGGAGACATCACAGATCCGGAAGAAGGTACTGACCTTATTATTGGATATGGCAAACCTGCAGGAGCTTCTTTTCCGCAGACATCCATCACTCCACGTCGTAAGTCCACACCTCTTACTGAGGACGAAGAGCGTTCTCGAGAAATGCTGGATAACATTCCAGAGTTTGAACAAGTGTTCACTCGCAAGACTCCGGAAGAAGTCGGAGCGATGCTTGACGAATATCTTTCTAGTGAAGAGCAGACGGAAGGAAACTCTGTAGAAACGGTCTACGGAGATACTAAGGAAAGTGTATCCGAAGTCGATTCTGCTTTTAAAGATCTATTGAGTTCTTAGAACTTAAATAGAGGGGGGCTCCTTGTTCGTTTTGTTCCTCCTAGACACGACCGGGAGCCCTCCACACAATATATAAATAGAGGAAAATATGGGAAGGACAAAAAATAAAATAAAAGAAGGAAAATTATCTATATCGGACATGCGTGGTCTTATTAATAAGAAAGCCGGCATGTCCGTTGCGCATAATTTGACTGAGGCCAACCCTACAGAAGTGAAAGAATGGATTCCAACCGGCTCTCGTTGGTTAGACTCGATTATCTCCCGCGGACAATTAGCCGGCATACCGGTAGGAAAAGTTATCGAAATTGCTGGCTTAGAATCCTCAGGTAAAAGTTATATGGCGGCTCAAATTGCAGCTAATGCTCAAAAAATGGGCACCGATGTGATTTATTTTGATTCAGAGTCTGCTATCGATCCAAGCTTTTTAGAACGCGCAGGCTGTGATTTGAAGAACATCTTGTATGTTCAAGCACAGAATGTCGAATTTGTTCTCGAGACGATTGAAGATCTTTTGGGTAACAACGATAATAAAATGTTGTTTATTTGGGACAGTCTCGCTTTAACACCAGCGATTAGCGATGTGGAAGGCGATTTTAATCCGCAGTCTTCGATGGCTGTTAAGGCTCGAATTCTTGCAAAAGGAATGTCAAAATTAACCGTGCCGATTGCGAACAGCCAGTCAACGTTTTTAGTTCTCAACCAACTTAAAACAAATATCACCAGAAGTCCTTCAGAAGCCATGGTTGAGCCTTACACGACGCCTGGAGGTAAGGCTATGATATATTCCTACTCGCTCCGTATCTGGCTTACAGGACGTAAAGCTAAGGCGTCGCATGTACTTGATGACAGAGGATTTAGAATAGGGTCAGAGCTTAAAGCAACCCTCAAGAAAAGCCGCTTTGGGACTCAGGGTAGGCAAGCTACCTTTAAGATTCTTTGGGGCGATGACATAGGAATTCAGGACGAGGAGAGTTGGTTTGAAGCTATTAAGAGTTCTGACTACCTCAAGCAAAGTGGAGCATGGTATTCTCTCCGATACGAAGATGATACAGAAGAAAAATTTCAGCCTTCTAAATGGAAAAACATGTTAGAAGATCAGAGATTCCGAGATCGCGTACTGGAGTTAATGGACGAAGAGGTGATCCTCAAGTTTGATAAAAGAGAAGGCGACGCAAATGAATTTTATGATATAGAACATGAGGAGCTACAAAAAGTATAGAAAATGGAAGAAAAGTTTCTGGAAAAGTTACATGAATCATTTCCTAGTCTATCTTTCAAGCTTGTCACGGAGAAAGCAGTCGGCTTACCTTTCGGAGAGAAAGAAAAAGAAACACTTTTAATTAATGAGACGCCAATAGAACTTTCCTGGGCGCCTATATTATCAAAGTGCCCGGAAGAATATTTTGATCACTTTTGGAATACCTGTCACCCGGCAATCAAAAAAGTTGTCGCAGACAAGAAGAAAACAAAAGCTTATAAGATGTTAGAAAAATTTAAGAAAAAATATGTCGACAAAAAAGAAAAATAGAGTACTGATAATCGATGCATTGAATATGTATTTCAGATCTTATATTGTAGATCCTAGTTTGTCCGCAAATGGCCAGCCAATCGGCGGAGTAAAAGGTTTTTTGAAAATATTGCAGAAGTTGATCAGAGAAACAAAACCGGATGGCATCGTTGTTGCTTGGGATGGCCCGGGCGGATCTCGCAAGCGGAAAGCTGTCAATAAGGGTTATAAAGAAGGCAGAAAGCCTATCAGGCTTAACAGAGAGATTAGAAACTTATCAGAAAACGAGGAATTAAAAAATAAGGTTTGGCAACAGACAAGACTGGCCGAATATCTTAATGAGTTGCCGATTATCCAGCTGATGCTTCCGGAAGTTGAGGCTGATGATATCATCTCTTTTTTGATCCAGTCGTCGCATTTAAAAGGTACTCAAAAAGTTATTGTGAGCAGTGATAAAGATTTTTTTCAGCTATGTGATGATGAGACAGTTCTGTTTAGGCCCGTACAGAAAGAGGTCTTAAACAAGAAAGCTGTCCTAGAACGGTTTGACATTCATCCAACCAACTTCGCTCTTGCAAGGGCTATTTGCGGCGACAAGAGCGACAACCTTAAAGGTATCCCCGGAGCAGGTCTGAAAACGATAGCTAAGAGGTTTCCTTTTTTCAAAGAAAAGAAGGATTGCACTCTTGATCAAGTAATAGATGCGTGCGAGAGTGTTGATAGCGATTTAAAAATATATAAAAGCATATTGGGAGGCGCAGAAGTGATCAAAGAAAATTATAAAATAATGCAGTTGTACTCACCTTTAATTTCAGCACAGGGAAAGCAAAAAATTAAGAGTATCGTTGAAAATTTTAAGTGTGAGTTTAATAAAACTGAAGTTATTTGTATGATGAATGAGGATGGGTTTGGAGTTTACGATTGGACGGGCCTTTTCACAACAATGAAAAGATTTTGCTTGACAACAGAAGAAAAATAAGGTAGTATAATATTATCGATGCGCTTGTAGTTCAGTAGGTTAGAACGCCACTCTTATAAGGTGGAAGTCCCTGGTTCAAGTCCAGGCGGGCGTACCAGTAAATTTAATTAAGTAGAGGAACAATGTTACCAAGTGAAAAGGCAAATTTTTCAAAGTTCGGAAAGGACTTTCAAGAAAAATTGTGCCAGCACATGTTAACTGATCGTAGCTTTTGTGATCAGATGATGGAAATATTCGATGTAGAGTTTTTAGAACTCAAGTTTCTTCGTGTATTTGTTAATAAAATATTATTGTACAAGGATGAGTTTGGAACTCACCCCTCTTATAAAACCTTGGCTACAATTCTTAGGTCAGATATAGAAGACGAAACACCCGTCATACAAAAACAGACAAGAGATTTCTTTACTAGAATTTATAAGTCAGAGATTCCAAACGATGATTCAGAGTTTATTAAAAAGACGTCTTTGGATTTTTGTAAGAAGCAAAAACTTAAAGAAGCAATGTTGCAAAGTGTTAAACTTTTGCAGACATCTTCGTTTGATGAAATAGCACATATCATAAATGAAGCACTCAAGCTTGGTACGAGTAATGATTTTGGATATGATTATATTAAAGACTTTGAAGAGAGATGGATTCGTAAACCACGTGAACCAATGACCACCGGTTGGAAGAGGATCGATGAGATATGTGATGGAGGCTTAGGCAAGGGAGAATTGGGCGTTGTAATAGCGCCAACTGGAGTAGGAAAATCGATGGCTCTTGTACATCTTGGAACTCAGGCTATAAAAAAAGGTAAAAGCGTGGTACACTACACATTAGAGCTAGGTTCGACTACTATTGCTTCTAGATACGACAGTTGTTTGACGAAAGTTGGATTAAAAGATCTCCACATGTTTAAGGAACATATATATGGAAAAATTAAAAATTTAGATGCGAGCTTGATTATTAAAGAGTACCCCACAAAATCAGCTTCGCCCGGAACTGTTAAGAATCATTTAGAAAAATTAAAACAGCGCGGCCATGACGTGGACATGATTATTATTGACTACGGAGACCTGCTAAGACCTTCTATAATTAGAAAGGAAAAAAGACACGAATTAGAGACTATTTATGAAGATCTTCGCGCTATCGCGCAGGTCTATGAGTGCCCTGTATGGACGGCTTCTCAGACCAATAGATCTGGTTTAAATGCAGAGGTGGTTACCATGGAATCCATATCAGAGGCTTTTAACAAATGTTTTATTGCTGATTTTATTTTTACTATCTCTAGAACGACTAGCGATAAAAAAAGTAATGGCGGTAGAATATTTATTGCAAAAAATAGAAATGGTCCGGACGGCATAGAGTTTCCGATTAGAATGGATACCTCTAGTGTTTTTATTGACGTGTTGGACCAAGAAAGCGATGAGATAAGGAGTATCGTAAAAACTGTGGCCGAGCAGAAAAAGTCTTTGGAAGAAAGATACAAAATATTTAAGGACAAAAAGAAACAAGATGACTTACACTAAACAAGAAGTAAAACAAGCAACATTAGAATATTTTAATGGGGACAACCTCGCGACGAATGTATGGATCACAAAATACGCATTGAAAAATAAGAAAGGAAAGTTGTTGGAGAGAACTCCTGACGACATGCACAAGAGGCTAGCTAAAGAATTTTCACGTGTTGAAGAAAAGTTCGGAGGCGAACGGTCTCTGTCAGAGAAAAAAATATACAACCTTTTGAAAAATTTTGATTATGTAGTGCCTCAAGGTTCCCCAATGATGGGTATTGGGAATGATTATGTAAACGTTTCTTTATCTAACTGTGTAGTTGTCAAGTCTCCTGAAGACAATGTATCTTCTATAATGGATTCAGGCAAGGAGTTGGCGAACTTGTTTAAAAGGCGCTGTGGCGTCGGTCTAGACATATCTCACCTTCGACCTGATGGTACAGCGGTAAATAATTCTGCCGGTACAACGACAGGTGCTTGGTCATTTGCTGACTTTTACTCATATGTATGCAGAATGATTGGTCAAAATGGCAGACGCGGTGCCTTAATGATCACGATGGACATCAGGCACCCGGATATTGAAAACTTTGTGACAATGAAGCATAACTTAACAAAAGTCACTGGTGCCAATGTTTCTGTGAAAATAAGTGACCGGTTCATGGAAGCTGTTGAGAGCAAGCAATCATTTACTCTACAGTTTCCGGTTGAGTCTGATAACCCAACGTATACGAAAGAGATCGACGCGTGCGAGCTTTGGAACTCAATAGTAGAATCGGCTACAAAAACCGCCGAGCCCGGGCTGATGATGTGGGATAACATAATAAATAATTTGCCTGCTAACGAGTATGCAGATAAGGGATTTAAAACTTTGACTACTAATCCGTGTGGCGAGATCCCTCTCTCTGCATATGATTCTTGCAGGCTGATCTCTATCAATCTTAAGAACTTTGTTACAAATAGATTCACCGACAAAGCAAAGTTTAATTACAACAAGTTTGCTAAAGTTGTTTCTGCTGGCATGAGATTGTCGGACGATCTAGTCGAACTTGAGATTGAAAAATTGGAGAAAATTATTAAAGTTTGTGATACAGCAGATGAAAAACATATGTGGTCTAAGCTCATGAGTGTGTGCAAAAGCGGGCGCCGTACTGGCTTAGGTACTCATGGACTAGCCGACGCTATAGCGAATTTAAATTTGAGGTATGATAGTCCAGAGGCTCTGCAGGAAATTGAAAAAATTTATGAGATTCTGAAAGTCGTTTCATATGAAGAGAGCACAGACCTGGCCCAAGAGCGCGGGGCCTTTCCAGTTTTTGACTGGGCCACAGAAAAATCGAATTCTTATATTTCAAGATTGCCAAATTTTTTGCAGGACAAAATTTCCAGATTCGGAAGACGTAACATATCTATCTTAACAAATGCTCCAACTGGCAGTGTCTCGATAATGTCCCAAACTAGTTCGGGTCTAGAGCCCGTGTTCAGAAATAGCTATACCCGAAGAAGAAAGCTTTCTCATGACGAAAAGAATATAGAAGCAGATTTTGTGGATGAGCTTGGAGATCGATGGTTAGAATATAAAGTCTTTCACCACAATGTACGAGAGTGGCTCGAAACGATAGGTTCTACAAGAATAGAGTGTCCAGACTCCTTGCCGGCCTTTTTCGTCACAAGTGATCAAATTGACTGGAAGCAAAGAGTAGAAGTACAGGCGGCAATTCAGAAAAGCGTTGACCATTCCATTAGCTCGACAATAAATCTTCCTAAAGGCACGGATCCGTCAACCGTAGCTGAGTTGTATTTTTTGGGATGGAAGATGGGACTCAAGGGGATTACGGTGTATGTTGATGGCTCTCGTTCAGGAGTCTTGATCACCGATGAAGAGAACGAAAAAGAATTTTCATCTTCCTTAGGTCACCCACGCCCAGAAATTGTTGAGTGTGACATTCATCATACCACTATTAAGAGTGAAAAGTGGACAGTCCTTGTTGGGCTTCTAGACGGCCGGCCGTACGAAGTAATGGGTGGTCTCTCAAACCTGATTGAAATTCCAAAAAGTTTGGTTAAGGGGGAACTTACCAAGATTAGGTTTAAAACTAAGGAAAATCGTTATGATTTAACAGTAGGTAGAAACGGCGATGAAATGGTTGTTCGCGACGTTGTAAAGATTTTCGACAATCCTAACAATTCAGCTTTCACTCGAATGATATCTCTTTCTCTTCGACATGGCGCTAAACCAAGCTTTTTGGTCGAACAACTTCAAAAAGATAAGGACAGTGACATGTTTAGCTTTGCTAGATGCATAGCTAGGATCCTCAAAAACTATATTCAAAACGGAGAGCAAGCATACTCAGACAAAGCATGTTCATCTTGTAGCACTGAAAATGGCTTAATTTATCAGGACGGCTGCATCACTTGTTCTTATTGTGGCTATGCAAAATGCGGATAGAAGGAGAATACAATGAAAATTAGTCCAAGGAATCGTCACATTGTAATAAATAAAATTGACAATGTACAAGAAAAACCAGAATCAAATGTTCTTTTGCCTGAGTCTTATAAATTGGAAGATGTTTCTTACGCAGTTGTCAAAGTCATAGAAATTTCGCCTACTTGTACAATTAATGTCAGTAAGGGCGATAAAATTGTGGTAGAAAATTCTATGATTCAGAAAATTGATATTTGTGAAGGTGAGTTCTATTTAATATTAGAGAACTACGTTTATGGAGTATTGACTAATCGATGAACAGAGAAACGAAAAAACTTGTACAAAGAATGGTGAGACAACACTTAAATGAAGGTGGATTTTTGAGAGTGCATAGAATGCTTTTAGGAATGGTCCCACAAGTCGATGAAGTGGGAATTATGACTGCATGGAATCCAAACTCAGAACAATTGCCTCGTGATGAAAACAATCAGCGAAACAAAGAGCTGTTTAGAGATTTGAAAGCCGCCGGATATGGCCCTATAAAAATTAAAGGGAAATTTGGCAATTTCGAAAGATCTTTTTTGATTCCCAACATGACCAAATCTAATGTCGTAGAAATGGGCCAACAATATGGTCAAGATGCGGTAATTTGGGGCGCCAAGTCTGAAGATGATCAAGGTTCGGTTAAAATGATATTTCAGTATCTTGAAGATGGCCAGGTACAAGACGCAAGAGATGTTGTGCTGGTGGGCAAACATGAGCATGCTGAAGGCGACGCAGAAGACGTACAGGCGAAGGAAGATTATTATAGTGAAAAAGCAGGGAGAAAATTTGTAATTCCATTTTTTGATGAAAATTGGGAGTTTGAACTTGAGACAGATGGTATAAATGAGATATTATTAAAAGAAAACATTCCAGATGCAACGTTAGCCAAAAAGCTTTTGCAAAAAATAGAAGAAAGAAAAAAGAAACTGGCTGTTCCAAATGCATCTAAAAAATATTATTGGCACCATCGATGTATTATGAGAGAAAATGTACGAAAGCTTAAAAAATTAGTAGATTCGTAC